ATAGGGCCGCGCGTCCCAGGTCCAGGCGGCGCATTCCGGCACATGCACCATCCGGCCGCCGTAGACCGAGGACACCGGGTTGTTCGCGGCCTCGCCCCACCAGAGATACGTCGCCTCGAGATAGGCACGCTGGATGGCGTCGTCGCGCCAGCCGCGCGAGAAATGCGGCGTGAAGCTCTCGGACGACTTCGGATCGAAGAACACGTTCGGCTGGTTGGTCCCACGGTCGATGGCGGGACAGCCAAGCTCGGTAAACCAGATCGGCTTCGACTGCGGCACCCATGCCGTCGGCGTCCCGCCCTCCTCGCCGCCCGGGCGGTTGTAGTGCGGGTTCAACCACCAGGCGCGCAGATCCTTGTAGCGGAAGACCCACGGCTTGGCCGCCGCACCGTCCGTGATCGGCGTGCGGACCTGCGCAGATCGATCGGCCGCGCTGGCATAGAACCAGTCGAAGCCTTCGCCGCCCGCGATGTTCCCCTGCAGATAGGCCCGGTCGTAGATCGCGGGCCAGCCCTCGGCCGCGTCCGCATGCTCGAACCCGTCGCGCCAGTCCGACAGCGGCATGTAGTTGTCGATCCCGACGAAATCGATCTCCGGATCGGCCCAGAGCGGATCGAGGTGGAAGAACACGTCGCCCGAACCATCGCCCGGCTGGTGCCCAAAATACTCCGACCAGTCGGCCGCATAGCCGATCCTGGTGCCGGACCCGAGGATCGAGCGCACATCCGCGAGCAGGTCCCTATAGGCCTGCACCGCCGGATAGGTGGCCGCGCCCGAGCGGATCGTCGTCAGCCCCGGCATCTCGGTCCCGAACAGGAAGGCGTCCACTCCGCCCGCCGCCGCGCAGAGATGGGCGTAGTGCAGCACCATGCGCCGCAGACCCCAGTCACCGGATGGCCCGGTCCAGCTGGCGCTCTCACCCGAGACGCTGAAGCTGGCGGGCGTGGCCGCGCCGAACAGCGCCGCCACCTGCGTGGCGGCCGTCGTCGTCTTGTCGACCGATCCCGCATATCCCGCCGCGGGAGAACAGGTGATCCGCCCCCGCCACGGGAAGGCAGGCTGGCCCGTCTCCGCTTCGTTGTCGCTGTAGGGGTTCGGCAGCGTGTTGCCGGGCGGCACGTCCATCAGAATGAACGGATAGAAGGTGACCCGCAGCCCGCGCGCCTTCATCTCCTGGATCGCCTGCACCACCGCGAAGTCGGACGGCGTGCCGCCATACACGGGGCGGTCCTGATCGTCGCGGCTGACGAGGAAGGCATTGGTGCGGCTCACGCCGTTCACCGACCAGCTGGCGGGCGTGGTGGATTTGGCCGACACCTCGACGCCGGGCCGCACCTTGCAGGAGCCCGCCCGCAGATCGTCGCCGAACCACGCCACCACGAGGCTGACGCTCTCGACCGCGGGCGCCATCGCCTGCAGCCGGTCCAGTGCCTCCACCATGTCGGTGGAGTCGGCCAGCGCGTTCAGGTTCTCGGGCACCGTCGCGCCGCCATCGGTCTTGCGGATCGCCTGCGTCGCGTAGGTGAACTCGCCCGAGGCCGGGATCATGGTGACGGCGCGGGTGAGCCCCTCGGCGGTGTCGGGATCGGCAAGCGGGCGGAACACCTCGAAGGACAGCTGCGGCAGGCGGTTGCCATAGGTCGAGAGCGCCAGCTCCTCGAAGACCACATAGGCCGTCCCGCGATAGGCGGGCGTGCTGGCGGCACCCATCCTTGACGCGATGAACGGATCAGCGGTTTGGGTCTCGTCGCCCGGATACCAGCGCCAGGTGACGCCGGAGAGGTCCATCGGCTTGCCGTCGGCCCAGATGCGCCCGATGCCGGTGATCGGGCCCTCGCAGAGCGCGACGGCGAAGCTGGCGTAGTAGAGATACTCGGTCGTCTTGACCTTGCCGCCCCCGCCGCCCTTGCCGCCGCCCTGCGTGGTGGTCTTGGTCTCCTCGCGGAAATCCGTCGCCCAGATGATGTTGCCGCCCATCCGCATCCGACCATAGAGCCGCGGGATCACCGCGCCTTCGGTGGCCGAGGTGATGCGCAGCGTGTCGAGCCGCGCGCCCTCGATGCGTTGCGTCGGCGCCAGCGACGAGATGATCCAGCTGTCGACGACCGAGCCGATGCTGGAGCCGATGAAGCCGCCGATGGTGGCGGCGCTGACGCCGAGGATCGCGCCGCCGATGCTGCCGCCGATGGCGGCGCCTGCGGCACCGAGAACGAGGGTGGCCATGGTCGGGGTCTCAGCGTTGCGGAAACAGGAAGGCGAAGGCGATGCGCCGCCGCCAGGATGGGGTGAGCGCCTCCTCGATCACGCCGAGCCGCTCGTAGGCATGGAGGAAGGTGGCGGGAGCGGTCAGGATCCCGACATGCTTGGCGATGGCGCGGGGCTTCATGCGGAACAGCACCAGCGCGCCGGGACCAGCCTCGGCGGGCGACACCTCGATCATCATGGCGCGCGCGCCGTCGGCCAGCACCTCGCGCGGGCCGGTCTCGCCCCAGTCGCGGCTGTAGGGCGGGATCGGGAACGGCTCGGGACCCACCACTTCGCGCCAGACGCCCCGTGCCAGCCCGAGGCAGTCGCAGCCTATGCCGCGCAGGCTCGCCTGGTCGTGATAGGGCGTGCCGAGCCAGGAGCGTGCGACGGAGATGACGCGCGTCGGGTCGGCCGATGCGAGGGGTTGCGTCACAGCACGCCTCCCTCGTGGCCGCCGTCCTTCGTGGCGTAGCGGAGGACGGCATCCTGTCCGGGGATGTGTGGGAAACCGCGGAAGTTGGCTGTGTTCGCGAACTTCGCCCCGCAGGTCTCCATCCGCTTGTCGCAGCCCGCGCGGATGGTGAAGGCGTCACCCTCGGTGATGGCCCGCACCGGCGCCTCGAGCAGGGTCAGGATCGCCACGCCGTCCGTGACGTCATGGCCGAGCACCTCCGTCCGCCGCCCGGCGTTCGCGCCGCTCGTCCAGTCCAGCCTGCCGAAGGTGAACCAGCCGGCCTCGAAATCGCCGAGACCCGAGGCGGTGAAGGCTCGGTCGCGCAGCAGATCGATCACGGCACCTGTGCCCTTGAAGGCCGGGTCCTCCAGATCGACGCCGCAGCGCGCGTCCCCTAGCGCGGCATCGCAGGTCGCCTGAAACGTCCGCCCGACCGTCTGGCCGAGCACATGCGCGAGCGAGCGGACCTCGGCGACGAAGGCGAGCCGCCCGCGCCGGATCTGGCCGATGGCGCCGCGGCGCATCAGCACGCGCTGACTGGCATCCGCCCAGTTCACGCGCCAGACGTCGACCTCCGCGTTGTCCCAGCGGCCGTCCAAGATGTCGGTCTCGGTAATCCGGTCGGAGGTCAGCACGCCTTCCGCGTCCTGCGCATCGACCGACAGGTCCGATCCTGAGCGGACCTCGGAGGCCGTCAGCCCGCTCTCGGGCTCGAAGTCGGTGCCATCGAAGGCGAGCGTCCGGTCGTGATCGGTGAAGCCGAAGGTGACGCCATCGGCGCGGGCGATCCGCCAGCACCAGGCGAGCGTGGTCGTGCCCTCGTCGAGATGGGATTGCAGGGCAGGATCCAAGTTCTTCATCGGCGCAGTTCCAGAAGCGGAATGGAGGTGATCGAGCCGAGCCGCTCGACATCGAGGGTGACATCGAGCAGGTCGCTGTCGAAGCGGACCGGCACGTCGAACTCGAAGCCCGTGGTGATCGCGACGCCATCGCCCGGCGCGGCGCTGAAGGTGACGACGCCGGTGGCGGTGTCGACCGACCAGCCGGAGGGCTGCTCGACCCCGCCGAGCGCGATGCGCACGGTTCCGGTCACCGGTTTGGCTATGGCGCGTGTCCAGGTTTGCGCGCCGGAGGCGTAGCGCTTCACCAGCTGGAAGGCGCTCGTCGTGCCGTCGCCGGTGCCGATCGCCTGATCGGTCGGCGCTGGCGTCTGGGACGGCAGGCAGGACTTGTGATCGCCCCAGTCCTTGAAGCGGAAACCGTGCAGGCGACCGTTTCGCGCCTCGAAGAAGGCGACGACCGCCGCCAGATCGTCGGCGCGGCGGATGCCGTAGGCGACATCGTAGCGCCGACGGGAGTTCGCCCAGCTGGCGTTCCTCTCCTCATCGCCGGAGGCGAGCTCGACGATCTGTGTGCGCCGTTCCGGCCCGCCGCGCGCGCGCCGGCTGATGTTGTCGGGGAACCGGACCTCGTGAAACGCCATCACATGCCCCTCCGCCCGAGCGAGACGGCGCGGGCGATGTCGGCGGCGATCTGCGTGCGCGACTGGCGGAAGCTCTCGGCGTCACGCGCCATGATGGTGACATTGACACCGCCGCCCGCGCCGTAGCTCTGCGCCTCACGCCGCGACAGCACGCGCTCGCCGCGTTGCAGGATCGCGGGCACCTCATCGTGGCGAAGCCCGGCCATGCCGCCGCCATGCATCCGGGGCGCAGCGGCGAAGGCCATGGCCGGGACCATCCTCGAGGGGCCCGCGGACCCTACCATCCCGCCCGCATGCAGGACGTTGGCGAAGATGCCGCCAGCACCAGCGAAGACACCCGAGAGCGCACTGGCGATCGGCCCGAGGATGAACCGCCGCGCCGCCAGCTGGGCGAGATCGGCGAGCAGCGAGGTTACCAGATCGCGGAAGTTCAGCTTGCCGGTCTTCACGAACTGGCCAACCGCGTTCTCGGCCGACTGGAAAGCGCCGACGAGGCTCTGGCCGATATCGCCACCGATCTCGCGCGCCTTGCTGGCATAGTCGGAGAGCGCCGCCGTGACCGACTGCCAGCCTGTGACGGCCGCCTCGGTCGCGGGCTCCGCGGCAGCGGCGGCGGCTCCGGCCGCCGCGCCTGCATCCGTCGCGGCGCGTCCGGCATCGCCGAGCGCCGTCTCGAGCCGCTCCGCCGCTCCCGTAGCCTCGGTCAGCGCATCGGCACTGGCCTCGTCGGTGCCGCGCACGGCATCGCGCAGGGCCTGCCAACTTTCCAGCGGCGCGCGGGCCCCTTCGGCCAGATCGCGCGCGGCGCCACGATAGACGTTAGCGGACGCGAGCGCGCGGTTCGCCGCCTCGGGCAGGCCGAGATCGGGCGCGGTGAGCGGGTTGTCCTCGAAAGCCCGGTCGAACGCCGCCTGCGCCGCCGTCGTGGCAGCACTAGCCGCCCCTTCGAAGCGGTTCTCGATCTCGCCGAGGTCGAGGTCCGGAACCAGCGATATTCGCCGCTCCGACCCGAGCGCTTCGAGCCCTTGATTGATGCCGCCGATGAAGCCGTTGATGCGCGAGACCACGCCGTTCAGCATCGCCTCGACGCCGTCGACCAGGCTGTTGGCCGCCTGGAACGCCAGATCGCCGATGGCGGCCGGCAGCAGGCCCCAGATCGCCTTGATCGCCTCGTAGGCGCCCTCGAAGGTGTTCGCGGCCGTATTCCCGAAACCGACGACGCTCTCGATGGCGCTCTGCATGCCCGAGGCGGCGTCGGCCTTCAGGTCGAAGAACATCGCCGTGGCGGCTGCACCCGCCGCCGCCGCGCCCATCCTGATCCGCTCCCAGACCTCGACGGCCACGTCCTTCAGGAGCGACATCGCCTCGCCGAAGCCGCCCGCGCCGGACACGAGGCGGGTGAACTGATAGACGAGCTCTCCCGCGCCGACGATCAGCGCCCCGATGCCGGTACGGATCAGCGCGCCGCGCAGGAGGACCAGCGCCGTGGCGAGGCCACGAACCGACAGCGCCGCAGCGGCCATGCCAGCCACCCAGCGCCCCGCGAGGAAGGCCGCGAAGGTGGCGGCGTAGGTCGTCAGGCGGCCGATGTTGTCGAAGAGACCGCGGATCGCGATGCCGAGCGGTCCGGTCCGACTGGCCACCGCCGCCATGGCGTTGGCGACGGCTTCCAGCGCGGGGGCTGCAGCCACCGCCAGCTGGTTCGAGAGGCCGCGCCATATCAGCCCGAGCCGGGAGATGGCGTCGTTCGTCCGCTCGATCTGGTCGGCATCCTGCTCGGAGACAACGACCCCGAAAGCGAGCACGTCCTCGGTCGCCTGGCGCAGCGTCGCGGTGTCGATCCGCGACATCGCGATGGAGCCTTCCTCGCCGAAAAGCTGGCCTGCGACGGCGGCGCGTTCGGCAGCGGGCACAAAGCTCTCGATGGCTGCGTTGATTGCGCCGACACGCTGGTCCAGCGGCAGGGCGATCAGTTCATTGGCCGAGAGCCCGAGCCGGTCCAGTGCGTCGGCGGCGGGACCGGTCCCAGCGGCCGCCTGGCTGAGACGGCGCGTCAGATCCTTGGTGGCCTGCTCGATGCCGGACATCGACACACCGGCCAGCTCGCCGGCGCGCTCCAGCGTCTGGATCGAGGCTACCGTGGTGCCGAGGGACTGGGCGAGCTTGGCCTGTGCATCGACCGTCTGCAGGCCGGAGCGGATCATCGCCACGCCAGCGGCGGCAGCGGCGGCCACGGCAGCGGCTGACGCGACCCGGACCCGGCGCGAGAAAGACGCGAGCCGGGCGTTCGCCGCCTCCATCTCGCGGCTGAGCCGTCCGAAGCCTCGCGACCCGGCCTCGCCGACACCTTCCAGCTCGGCGCGCACCTGGCGTCCGCCCACGGCCGCAAGGCGGACGCTAACCCGTTTTTCCGCCATGGGAGTGATCCATCTGTTCGTTGAGCTTGGCGACCATCACCGCCTCGATGACCGGCAGCAGTTCGGCCATGGCGAGCGGCGGCACGCCGAGCGCGTCACCGAGCGCCACCGCCGCCGACATGTCCCAGCCGATCACGGCGCCCGGCAGCACGCGCAGCTGGCCGCCGAGGCGGCCGACGAGGTCCCAGACCTGCCAACCCTCCGGCGTTTCCGGACGGTTCAGCCGCGCCGGGCAGTCCGGGCAGGCTTTCGCGCAGGCTTCGCAGTATCGGTCGCCCCCGCCGAAGGACCATTCGGCGAGGGCGCGGAGGCGTTTTTTTCCTGTTCCAGCAGCAGGCCCTTGGAGACGTAGGTCAGCTGGAACGCCTCGAAGATCGGCCAGACGTCGAGCAGCGCATCGATGGCCTCGGGGCTCGGGTCGATGGGCTTGCCGTCCGCATCGCCGATGCCCTCCCAGGCGAGCACCGCCCGCCGCGCGAGAGCCTTGGCGAAGGCGACCGCGCGCTCCTCGTCGGAGGCCTCCTCGGTGACCGCCTCCACTTCGGGGTCGCTGCGTGTCGCCACCATCAGCGCCGTGGTCAGCGGGCGGAGCTGCACCCGCACGCCGGGCGCGAGATCATGCCATCGGGGTGCGTTCGTCAGATCGAGCGTGAGCATCAGTATTCCTCGATGTCGTTGATCAGGGTGGCGGTGCACATCCGGCCGACGACGCTGTCGCACGCGGCCTGCCAGTCGAAGGTAGCCTGCACGCCCTGAGGCCCGGAAATCTCGATGCGCGGGCGCGGCAGGTAGACGGCGTGCACTGTGAAGGTGAAGCTCTCGCCCGAGGGCAGGACGTAGGCGAATTCCATCTCGCAGGCCTCGCCGTTGATCGCCTGCGTCACCAGGGTCTGGTCGGCGAAGCGCACCTCGATCCGGCCGGTCAGCGCCGCGATGGACGGGTCGGCGCCGTCGATGCGGCCGTCCGAGCGGATGGTCTCGATCCGGTCGAGGTTGTTGGCGTAGGTGATCTCGGCCGAGACCACGTTGCCGAGCGCCGTGCCATTGCGCGTGATCGAGCCGTTGAAATGCCCGAAGCGCTTCAATTCCAGCGCCGCCGGTGTGCCTGCGCTGGTCGTCGTCCCCACCGTCTCGCCCTGCGCCACCAGCCGCGCCGTCGCGGTCAGCAGGCCCGAGCGCTGCATCTGCCAGCTGATCTGGTCGAGCACGCAGCCCGAGTACATCGCGTAGCGCGGCACCTCCGGCATGCCGGTTTCGATCGACATGCTGGGCAGCGTCCAGGACCCGGACTGGAACTCGTGGCTGTACGGGGCTTCCGCACCCGTGGTCGTGGGTGTCCCGAAGGCCGCCTTCAGCCAGAAGCCGAACGCCTCCGCGTCGAGCGGCACCACGACATCGCCGTCCGCCGTGACCGCGTCCTTGATCGGCGCCAGCGGATCACGGCCGTAGCCTAGCAGCTCCGAGTTCAGCAACGGCTGCTCGGCGCCGAGCGAGGTGCTGGCGAAGGGCATGCGGGTGAAGCCGCTGGCGGGCGGCGTTCCATAGGTCGTCTCGAACGCAAGCGCCATCAGCGCCCGCGCCCCCTGGGCTCGTGCCATGGTGTTCTCCTCGGGTTGTCGGGATCAGCC